CAATTAATAAATCGTCTGCATCTGCACTTGGAGTAGCTAAAGTACCAGTACCTATTTTAACAATACCATTACTATCAATTGACATTCTTTCATTATCGCCATTTGTCTTAAAGAATAACTCATCCTGTGACCTAATAATAATGCTTTCAGCAGCAGAACTTTTTATTAATAAGTTGTCATTAGCATCATCACCAATAGTATGACCATCACCTACTGTAATATCAGTAGCATCTAAAGTTCCTACTACATAAACAGTAGCAGCACTTACGTCAGCATATAATAAATATGGGTCACCTAAATCTCCTGCTATAAAATCATTTTCAACAATTACTCCTGAACTACTAATACTCATTTGAGTTACAGCTTCTCCAACACTTAAATTAATATCACCACCAAAATTATTGATAGACATTGTATCAGTATTGTGGTCAAATCCAATGTAATTATTTAACTGACTTGTAGCATCAGCAAACGCTATATAAGCTGCATCTGTAGTTCCACTAACTAAAGTCATTCCACTTCCGTCAGGTACGCTTATAACTAATTCATCAGCATTATAATCAGCAGGATTAGTTAATCCTATACCTACTTTATCTTCTGAAGCATCTACAAACAAAGTATCTGTATCTACTGTAAAATCTCCTACTACAGTCAAATCATTACTAAATTGACTTGTGCCTGTATATAATATTTTATCAGCAGTAGAGTCGTATCTAATTAATCCATCGTCATCGTTACCTAAAAACACACTAACATTGTCAGCCATATGAATTGACCTACCATAAACTACTCTTGATTCACTACCATCTACTCTAAAGTATTCTATAGTATCTCCACTACCATTATCGTTCTTAAATACTATATCAGCATCGTCTGTAGTTTGTTCTATAATTAAATTACCTGTTCCGTTTTGAACATAACCATCTGTTCCATCGTGATATATTTGTAAATCAGAATCAGTACCATAATTTACTTTCTGACTATCTGCCATTATAATATCATTAGCACCTGAGGTATTACCTCCTGCAAGTACTTCGGCTAATGTATCGTGACCTTCAATAGCAGTATCTACATAAGCAGTAGTAGCCACTTTAGTACTATTATCTCCATCTGATTGAGTAGTAGCTGTAACCCCATCTGCTAATACAGAAGTTGCTGTTACATTACCTGTTAAGTCTCCAGTCACATTACCTGTAACATCTCCTGTAACGTCTCCAGTTAAATCTCCAGTCACATTACCAGTTACATTCCCTGTTACGTTACCAGTTAGGTTACCTGTTACATTTCCAGTTACATCTCCAGTCAAGTCACCTGTTACATCACCTGTAACATTACCTGTAAGATTACCCGTTACATTCCCAGTTACATTACCTGTTATATTACCTGTAATATTTCCTGTTACATTACCTTCTAAATTAGCAACTAAACTAGCTACAGCATATCCTGTTCCACTTGTGTTTACTGTTGTAGTAGGTTCTACTTCTAATCCTTTAAACAATCTGTATTTACCTGTTAGAGCTTCTCTAAACAGTCCTGAGTATAGTGTAGTACCTGAAGGAGTATATTTACCATAAAAACCTATGTCAACTGCATCTGTAGAGGTGTTGTTGTTTGCCAATACAATTAATGGGTCTTTTACCGTTAATGTATCTGTTCCTACTGTTGTAGTGCTTCCTTCAACTACTAAGTTTCCAATGACTGTTAGATTGCTACCTATTTTAGCATCTCCAAAGACGTGAAGATTTAATCCTGATTCTGGTGTTACCCCTATTCCTACTTGTGTTGTAGATACAAACATAGGTGAGTTATTACCAAAACCATCAGTTAATTGTTTAGCTGAAGTTGTTATGTTTCCATTATCAGAGAACTTTACTAGCGACTGATAAGTATCTTTTATTTTATTTCCTGAAAGTGTAGCCATTATTCAAAACAAGTTGGTTGTGAATCAATATGTAAAGTACTCTCGTTTGCTGTATCACCCCATTCAGTGCTACAGTATATCTTTGCCCAGTCTATTGTGTTTGCCATCTTTGTTTAATTTTTGTAAGAAAGTATCTAGCTTAACTACATTGCTTTCTTTTGGTTTATATGTTTTTATCTTTTTATCTCTCATTAAAGTACCCAAGAATTAAAATTAACATCTTTATCAGGGTACATCTCTCCGTTTGTAGAAGAAACGTATTCTGGGTATAAAGTGCTATTATAATCCATGTAGTCAACAAATCTTCTAGTATAGAACTCTGCTGTTTCAGTAACTTTTGCTAACATCATTCTCATTTCTTCTAAAGAAATAGTTTCTGAGTTTTCACTTCTATGTTTAAATACACCTCCATTGCTAATTTGATACATAGCAAAAGGTAAATAAGAACTTTGTGTAAACCAAGTAAGCATAGGTTTTACATAATCGTCTAATAATAACTTGTAATCAGCATTACCAGAATCACCTATAGTTCCATTTAATACTAAGGTTTGTAATTTATTATAAAGTAATCCTCCTAAATAGTTTTGAATGTGTGTATCTTGAGCTACTTCAATAAACTGTATAAGTTTATCAGCATCTACATTACCATCTATTATAGATTTTCTTTTTAAGTCGTTTATTGTTATAAAGAGTGCTTTCTGTGCCATAATTATTTAGTTTTTGGGTAAGCACCTCTGTTTGGCATATCTACTGGTCTAACTTCGACTTCTTTAGGGTTTTTAGGCTCCTTAAATCCATCTTTTACAGCATCTGAAGCTTCAACTTCGGCATTTGGTGTTACTTTCTTTTTATATACTCTTCTTTCCCAGAAATGGTGACAGTTTTTTCCTCCTTTATACTTAAATAAGTTGTATCTTTTCTTATTATGTCCTAATTCACTGTTTAAACCTCTAAAAGACATAAGAGTAATGTCTTCTTTTCTAAATACTAGATTTTTTGTCGTAAGTGCTTCTAGTTTTTTACAAAATACTCTGCTATTTTCTGAATTTCTTACTGGACCATAAGAATATCTTATTTTATATCCAGAATTGTCTTGACTTGACCTTTTATCAGGATTAGCATCGTCTTCTGTAACGCTTAATTTAGTTAAATCAAACTCTTCATTGTCATCTTTTACTGCTTCACTATGTACAAGCTCCCATTCATCAGAAACAACCTCTCCTAATACTTCTAATTGAGTGTATAAGTCTTCTGCACCTTCATCTGATAAATCTAATTCTTCTTGTGAGCTTAATTTCTCTCCTGTTTCTTCTTCTCTCTTAACCTTAGTAGAAATGTTATCTAATTCTGTAAATTCTATTGGTTGTAGAGTTACAAAGTATAAGCTTAAATATATTTTGTTAAATGCAAGTATTTCATCTAAACCATCTATAATATTTTGTTGGAATGGTCTAATTACTATGTTATCCATAAGGATAGAAGCAGTTCTAAGTTCTTCTGCATTGTTTCCAAACCCTGTATTGTCTTTTATACCTAATAATATAGGAGAAACAATACCATGACCAAGCATTATCTTTTCTCTACTTTCGTCAGCCAAGAATTGATACTGTGCATGAGCATCTGGTAAGTGAATAGGTTGTAAATCTGCTTGAGTTTCTGTAGACTCATTAAAAGTAAGTATGAATTTACCTGCATTTGAAGAGCCACTAAACTTATCATATATTTTGTGTTCAATAAGCTCTTGAGTTTCTTCGTTAGGTACTCCATTGTTAAAGTTTATTAATAAAGAAGGTTGTAATCCATTCTTTATGTTGTTTATATGGTAATTGCTCACTTCTTCTTCTAATTCTGCATATTGTAAGCAAGATTGATAATCTACTGGAGAATAATAGTAGAATCCTGACCTATATGGCTTAAATACATATATTTCTATAACTTCTCTTTTAGAGCCATTACCAAAAGAAGGTATTCTTTTAGGTTTGTCACTAGGTTTCATATCACACCACTTAGGATGGTAGTAATAAGCCTCTATTTGACCATTTTTAGCTTTTTCTGCTCTAAGAGTTTCCATAGGAAAGTGTAACACCTTCACAATGGCTGTTTTCTGCTTGTTATAGACCACTTGTACCGCAGCTTGACCTAACATCTTATAATCGTTGACAACACGCCTTAAATCCTTTTGTTTTAAGAGCATTTTCATTTTAGCATACATCTCAGGCTTTATTTCACTGTCTGTAGCTTCTAGTCCTCTACCATAAATCATATCTACAATACCATTTATACATCTAGCATTTGTAGGACTTCCTAAGTACTTATCTATAAGTTCATCAAAGTAGTCGTTATTCTCTCCGTACTGAACCCATTGTTTTCCGTAGACTTCTTTTATTTCTGGTATCTCATAACCAGATAAATTGACTACTCTAATATTTTTGTTTTCCATATTATATTACTATATATTCGTCTTCAGTACCTGCTCCATATTGAGTGTACTTGTTTTCGTTTAATGTGTGTATTACTTCATCGTTTGTTTGAGAAGTAACATAAGCTTTATCTCTATACCATAATTCTCCACCTTTACTAAATTGTAAATAATAAGCAGATTCAGCTTTCAATATTGTAGAAGCTAATGATACAGAAACAAAGTTACCATTATCAGAAGCCGTAAGGTCTGTTAATGTTTCGCTTTTGTTAGTTCCATCTTCTGTTATAGTAAGATTGATACTTGACAAAGACGTTTTATCTCTAGGGATTATGTTAATCGTTTGAGAATCTGTATTTGGAAGTAATCTTATCATAATAAGATAACTGAAAAGTATTGATTTTGTTTTATATAGAAAAAGCCCTAATTAAAGGGCTTTATATCTATTATGTTTAAGAGTGTACTATGTTTAAGAGTTTACAACAGTAAATCCAACAGTAGTAGGGTCAGACTCCAAAAAGTTAGCTGGAGCTTTTTCCATTCCTGTTAAAGTTAAAGTATATCCACTTAAATCTCCCATAGCACCACCTGTAACAACAGTTCCACCTGAAACATCCATTCCATGCTCTATACCAGCTAAGAAATAATTTCCATTGTTATCTTTAATGATAACGTGAGGTCTTCCCCAAGAAAGTAATTTTAATTCTTTGTGGTCAGCAATAGATAGTTTGTGTAAAGTAAGTTCTAACACTTGCTCGAAAGCAGTTGTTCCATTTTCTCTACTAGACTGAATGTTTTGTGTGAAAGATGAAGCTCCTTTGATGTCATATTCGTATGCAGATGGAGTTCCAGTAATTGACTCTATCGCATCATCGTTAGTTGTATCAAATGTAATGTTTGAATATAACGAACTGTCATAATTTACAAAGTAAACTTTATCTAACCCACCAACACTGTCTTTACAAGGTTCTGTTCTATATAGTGATAAATTACAAGACATATTATTAGTTTTTAAAAGTTAGTATTAAAAGGGTGAGTGGTTAAACCCACCCTTTATTTATTATTATTAAGCGTTTACTCTGTATACGATATCTCCTCCGATTCCGTATTGAACTCCACTTGTAAACCTCATGATTACTCTTACATTTTGAGAACCATCTAGGTCAGACATATCAATAACTTTTACTTCGTTGTGGTCAGATAAAAGACCTGTACCAAAGTATAAGTTAGATTTTTCAGCAGCAACAGCAGTGTCATCAGCAAGTCCGTTAGCAACAAATAGTTTTACACCATCGAAGCTTAATGAACCATTGTTCCACCATTGAGTTCCTTGAGCATTTACACCGTTTGCACCTAATCCAGAAGCACCAAATCCTCCTAAAGCTCTTACATAAGCTCTAGCGATGTTTTGAGATACATAGATGTACATATCTTCTTGTCCGTATAGAGAAGAAGGAATTGCATCTACGATAGAACCTAATTCAGAAACTACGTTAGAAGCAGTAATTGCAGAACCAGTTACATCAATAACATCAGAATCAGCAGCTAATAAAGTAGAGAATCCATCAAATTCACCAGCGTTAGCGTTAACACCTTGCCAGATATTTTGCTCAGTTTTCTCAGCAACTTTAGCAGCAACGTGGCTTATTAAGAAATCACTGAATTTTGGAGGTAATTTGTCAAATGTAGAATATCCCATTTGTACAGCTTCCCAGTCAGAACGGAAGTCTTTTTTACATAGTTCAACATTAACTTGGAACTCTTCTGGTTGAAGGATTCTTTCAGTTAATGTAACTGTGCCTGTGTCAGCAAAGTCACAAGAAGCGTTAGCAATAAGTCCACTTGTAGAGACTTTCTTGATTACTTCTTTAAACTTTACATTAGGTTTTACTGAAATTCCACCATTTTCTATAGTAGAACCAGATAATAATGCAGCAGAAATATACTTTCCAGCAAATTCTCCAGCATAAGTACTTGTAATTGAAGTTGTAGTAGCCATTTTTTATTATTTTAGTTTTTGGTTTATTATGATATTTTGTTTAACACTCTATCCATTATTGTCTGAGGTCTACTTTGACCATATAAATGAACATTGTTTTTTTCTACGTTAGACTCAGGAGAGTGAGCAATAGGCTCTACTTCTGATTCTTGTGAAGATAATTCCACTTCACTTTCTTCTGATACTTCTTCAGAACTCAATTCTTCAGGAACTTCAGGTGATTTCTCATCACTCATTGATTCCATTAATTGGTCGTACATTGCTTTTACTTCAGCAATAGCTTTAGAAAGTTCTTCTTTAGTAGCGTATAAATCTTCTTTCTCAATTTCCTCTACAGGAATTTCATCAGAAACTTCATCCTTTACTTCTTCGATAACTTCTTCAGCTAATTGTACATCTTCTTGTACTTCTATCTCTTCGACTTTTTCTTCAGTCTCAGATAGTAAGATTTTCTTAAATTTGTCTACGATGTCGGTAGCTTTCATATATTATTGATTTAAATTAATAGTATAACTTGATAACTTCAAGCCTTTCTTTCTGTTGTATTTTTATGCTTTCTTTTGTATTACAAACCACTCAACACCATCCGACCATACTTGTATACCTTCATAAGTTATGTTTATGACATAAGCATCTGTAGAGCCGTCTAAAGTATCGGAACCTGTAGGAGTTAAGTTTACTCTTGTTGAAACTGCGAATCCTCCATTAGAAATAAACCTCATTAATCTATTTGTATTGTCTGCTGCTGGAGGTAAATTTAATGTTGCATTACCTGCTCCACCAGACCAAGTTAATCTAATAAGCATAGATTTATGATAAGTTGAATCTGATAAGTTAACAGTAGAACCGTCACTCATAGTAAGATTAGTAGGAATTAAATAATTCTCTAATTGATATACTTCAGCTTTTTTAGTTTCGCTTCCTTCTACTACAGCAAGTAAATCATCTTCTTGTATAGTTGTTATTGCATTTAATTGTGATATTTTTTTTGCCATTTTTTATACTTTTATATTATTACCGTTTTCTTGTTGTAAATAAGCTCCTGATTCAGTAAGCAATAAATCTTCTCCATACAAAGAACCTACTCCTTGAGCCTGTAAAGAACCATCACAACATTTTCTTGAGTAAGTTCCGTCTTTACACAAACAACCTCTTCTTGAAGAACGAGGACTTGTTCTGCTTGGTGTCTTTTTATATTTTCTTCTCATTATTTCTTTTTAACACAATTAGGTCTTCTTTTACCGTCTATCATTTGCCATCCTTTTTGTTCATAGCCATCCCAACAAGGACTCTTAGTAGTAGCTCCTGCTTCTACTGAATGCGATTCACATGGCATATACCACATCTTTCCTTCATATTCATGCTCGTGTATTAATTCACATCCAATATCTTTAGCCATTTCTAATGCTTTCTCTTCAGAAGAGTATGCTAATCTATCGTCTATAATAGCATAGTCGTCATTAATAACTTCAGAGTATAAAGTAGTAACTGAATTGTTTACTTTCTTATCTATCCTTTTAAGTTTAGATATAGCCCAGTTAATACCAGCAGAACCTCCCCAAGCATCCCACATTATTCCTCCACATCCTTCTGTGTAAGGCACATCTTTATTCTGTTGATGTCTTTTAAATGAAGCCATTCTAGCAATCGTGGACCTTGTGATTTTTTGTTTATTAGCTAACTGTGAAGCTCTTCTCCAACCTACGGAAGTTCCACAAGAACTACCATTTTCTTCTTTGTACTTTAAAGCTCTCTTTGCATTGTTTACTGCACCTTGTGGATAATCATTATAAGATTCTAATTCTACTTCTTGTGAATCTAAGAACGCTTCTTCCATTTCATATAACTTAGACAAAGCTTCCATTTCATCAAAGTCTTCTTCTACACTTTCTCTTGGTCTATCATCTAATTTATCAGCAAAGAAACCTTCTATAGAGAATCCTTTTACCTTACCTTCTTTTACAAAGTCATTCCATATTTCATCATTGTTTACCTTTACAGAAACCATCCAAGTTCCTATTGGTAAATCAAAACCATACTTTTTTGACTTGTCTTTTTTCTTGTCTTCTATAATCCAAGATTCTACAACAGACAACCCATTGAGTTTAACGTCATGTTCTAAAGTTGAGTTATTTTGTTTACCTCTTGATAAGAATAATTCAGATGCTTTTCTAACAGTATCTTCGCTAAAGAAGATATTATATTCATCTTCTCCATTAGTTCTGTATATCTTTTTGTTAGGTACAAGAGCAGCTCCCATAAGGATTCTTTTCTCTTTATCTACTTCAGCAAGTTGTACTTGTTGTTTCTTTAGTGCAATAAAATCTTCTTCTATTGCTGGATTCTCGACAACGCTTATAGCTTCTATTCCACTAAACTCGTTCTCTTCATCAATATATAGTTCTATTGTTTTCATAATATGGTAACTTTTATATTTGTATTTTGTTTTATTTATCCTATTGTAGCTGTTGAATCTATTTTTCTATCCATCTCTTGAGCTGAAGTAACATCAGAACTTAATACATAAGCCTTGATTGGTTCTCCAAACCTAGCACCAACAACACCTGCTAATTGACTACCTGCACCTTGACCTACTACGTTGAAATCTGGTGCCGCAACTGAAACTGAAGTTGCTCCTCCTCCACCGCCTGTGTCTCCTACAGGAAGTTTAGTAGCCATTATATCTTTTACTTGTTTAAAACCAAATGCTCCAACTGCAATAGCTTGTGCAATATTCCAAGGACCATAAGGTTTAGCTCCTAATGCAGCAGTAATAGCTTCTTTAGTATTCATTATAGCCATAGCAACTGCAACTGCTTTACCTACAGCAGAACCTTCTCCAGCAATTCCAATAATAGCTTGACCCACTTGATTAGCTATTGCAAGTTTTGTTTTTTCCTCTTTTTCTTTAAACTTAGTCTTTTGTCTTTCGTATTCGTTAATTTGATTTGTTTGCTCTTCTTCTAAATCAACATAACTTTTGTTTGCTAACTTTCTAGCAGCTATTTCTTCTTGTATTTTATCAAGTTTATTTTTATGTTGCTCGTCACTTAACTGTCTTTCAAATGCTATTTTATCCATCTCGTTTGTTGCCATTTTAGCATTAAAAGATAATACAGCCTCTGCTTCTTTATCCATGAAGTCTGCTTGACGCAATCTGGCTTTTTGCAAATCATTTATTCTTTCTATATCAATAAGCTGATTTGTCTCTTTCATTTTTTGCAGCTTAAACAAGGACAACGATTCTTGGGCTTTCTTAATTGCTTCATCAGCTTTCTTTTCTGCCTTAAGTCTGTCTTCTGGGTCTTTTATAGCTGCAACCCTATCCCTTTCTCTTCTTGCATATTCATCAAACTTTATTTGAGCTAAATCCATTTGATATTGAGACTCTGCTCTAAGTTGCTGTTCTTTACCATGTATGGTTTTCTTTGTTACATTTTCTTCAGATTTTAATATATCATCAGCAAAAGATAATTCTTTAGCAACAAACTCTTTCTTTCTTTTTAACCTGTCTTTATCTTTCTTTGTATTTATTTCTGGTATAACACCAAGTTTTCCTAGTAAAGAAAGAAGTTTTTCTGTCTCTTTATTGTCTTTCTCTTGAGCTTTTGTTTTGTTTTCTAAAGACATTGTGGATACAATACGCTCTCTGTTATAGTCTTTTTCAACTTTAATAAAAGAATATACTTTTTGAAGGAAACTTAAGTTTTCTCCAACTTCTTCTGTTTCTCTTTCCAGTTCTTTATTGTAAATTTCTTGAAGCCTACTAACAATAGCTTGTGCTTTAGCTTTAGTTTCTAATGTTTTAATATAGTCATTCGTTAATCTTGTTGATTCTTCAGTTAACCTACCTTCTTCATCTAATTGCAAATTTAAATCTTTATTTTCTTCATTAAGTTCCTCTACTAATTCTTTTCTTTCTTCTAAAGGAACATTACTCTCATTTAATATTTTAATATAAGCTTTAAATTTAGAAGATTGTTCACTAAAAGAATTATTTAAATCCTTAAAAGTTTCAGTTAAAGTATCTGTATCTTTTCCTAATTTAATAAAACCTTTACTTATAGCCTCAATAAGAGTAACACCTACCTGAAAGGCAAATAGAATACCCAAAGGACCTCTCATTTCTTTTTTAATTAATTCAAAAGCTCCTTTTGCGCCGTTAGCTTTAGTTGTAAGTATAGTAAATAAAGAACCTAACTGAGAAATATTGTTTGCTACAGCAGGAAAACCATAGTTTAAATCAGAAACAGTTCTACCAAGTTCAGTAATTGTTGCACCTGCTAAACCTGTTGCTCCTGTTAATGGATTAAGTCCAGTTTCAGTTGTATTTTTTGCCTGTTCATTTAACTGTTTAAGAGCTATTTCTGCTTCCTTAAAACTTTTAGTTATTCCATTAATTTTAACCTGACCACTTTCTGTGTCAACCTTAATAGTAAATATTTTTATAGTGTTATCAGCCATTATTGTATGTGTTTCGTTTTATACTTTTTTTTATTTCTTTCCAAGTTCTAGGTGACTTATACTTTCCTTTTGCTATATCTATATCTTCATCATATATATACCAGTCAGAAGCATT